GTTGACCACGTGCTTCACGCACCAAACGAACCTTGGTTTCCACCACGTCACGCTTGTCTGCGGCAAATTCTTGAATTTCACGGGCCAATGCATGTACCACAAAGTTTTCCAGTTTACCCAGTCCTTCTGTGTGCATCTTGCGATCTCTGCGCAGTTCGCTGATTTCTTCTGCCAATTTTGTGACCATGAAACTGTTGAATTTAGTTGCATCTTCTTTGATTTTGACTTGAAATCTCACGCGGTCTTCGGCCAGTGCCTGCTTTTCAGCAGCCACGGCTTGAACTTCTGCGGCAAGACCTTCTGTTACCATTTTGTCTAAGGCTTCCACCATTACTGATTTGTCATGCTCATAGCGTTGCGCAAATTCCTCGCGGAGTTCTGCGCGAACCTGTTCACGTGCTTCAGTAAGTTTGGCATCCCAAGCCTCACTGATAGCACTGCGAGTTTCCTCGTTGATCAGTTCACTATCAAGCAATGGTTTAATAGCATCTAGCATGCTTTTACTCCTTATATTTTGAGATCTTTGATCAGTCGAGTTACCTCGTTCTGCAAATATCTCTGTACCTTGCTGTCCTTGCCTGCGTCTTTTGCCACGTCCAGAACTCTGTGTCCGTACTTCATGTTGAGAAGTCCTTCGTAGATGGCTCTGGGATAAGCATGTGGTGCGCTGGGTTGAGCAACAACATCGACAGTGACAATTTCAAAGTCACTGACATGTCCGTTGCCGTCGTTCACGTTACCGGAACCACGGCTCGAAACTCCGAGTTTGACACCTGAGTCCAACATGGTCTTGACCAGTTGTCCCATGGGTGTTGGAATAATTCTCAACTTGCCATAACCGCAATGTCCATCCATCCACATTTTGTCAATGGTGTGACTCACGCGATCCAGGTTGATTTTGAGATCTTCAGGGTGATCGACTTCGCCCATCACGCTGTAGCCTTCTACCACTTGTTGGTTGATGGTGTCCACAGCCTTGGCAATTTCATGCACAGGGTACACCCGTTCGTTGGCGTTTTTTACTCCGCCTTCGATACAGATACCCTCCATGTACAAGTTCTTGCCGTTGAAAGGGCCTTTGCCGTCAGGAGCATCTTCGACCAAGACGCGAATCTTGGCCTGATTGAAGTTCAAATGCTCTTGTAAGTATCTCATGACAGATTAGGCCTTTGGAAACGGTGTACGTGTGTTCACGCCCGAGGCTTGTGTGGTCACTGGTTTTGGTGCTGCCTTGGGACTTTGTATGCCTTGGGCAGGTGAGTTACCTACTCGGCCAATCAAGTCTTTGGTAGTTGGAGCAGGACGACCTTGTGCTGTATCACCGGTCATTTTGACTGGTTGTGCCATTGCGCCACGTGCACCTGAATTGGCAGCAACAACCGACTTGGTGTCCGTACCAGGTGCTTCCTGTGTGGTTGTTTTTGGATGTACTTGCTTGAGATTGATGGCTTCCTCCATTGGCATCATCATGCCTTCGGTTTCCAACTCATCGTCTTGAACTTCCATGTCTGTCATGTCAGGTGTGTCCATTGCATCAGCGCCGTTGCCGCCGTCCATCATGGCTTCAAATTCTGCCATGAGTTCGTCTAATTTGTCTTCCAAATCAACCACGCGATTTTCAAGTTCGCCGTCATCGTGACCTGCTTCCATGTCGTGTGTCAAGTCTTTACCGGCTTCTTCAGCACCGTCATCAAACTCAGCGTCTGTGTCGTCTTCGCTCATGCCTTGCTCTTCCATTTCAACATCGTCAATCATGTCTTTAGCAGGATCGCCGCCAAGGACAGGTGCATTTTCGCTCATGTCTGTGTCAACTTCAGTGGGCTCTTCGCCCATGGCATTGTCTTCGTCGAGTTCTTCTTCGTCCATGAGGTCTTCATAGATTGCACGACTCTTTTCAACCACGATTTGGTGAAAAAGTTCTTTTGCTTTGGCTTCTTCGTCATTGATGACGTATTCGATCAGTTGTTCGAAACGGTTTTTGCTCATTTATGGCTCCTGTTAGGTATGTTGGGTAGTTCTGCCCTCATGGCAGATCTATACCTATATTTACTTTAAAGGCAAAAACTTAGCGGTTTATGGTGGGTTTTTTGAATTAAATGACAGTTTTTTTACAGGGCAGGCTGTGCTGGCGGTGCATACTGTTTGCGGATCAGTTTGAGTTTTTCTGCATACTCATAGGTCCGTGTGTCATTCATTCGGCGCAGTTTGTTCAACTGCTTGAGAGTGAGTTTGGTTTTACGCAGTTGACCCAGGTGAGGCTGTGTGTTGTCTGCGGCAACATCTTGGTAGCCTGCTGGCGCTCGGTCGTAAATTTCATTCAGGATCATAGTAGTGTATTTATAATCCTGCTGGCGCTGCCGCTGGTGCTTGAACGCCGGGTATGGTGCCACCTACGCCGCCTGCAGGTGCGGCTGGCAAGCCGCCTTCTGCGCCTGGTGCTTGTAGATTGGCCATTTCTTCACCGGTGGCAATATCAGTTTCCATGCCTGCTGGAGTGATACCGATGGAACGAAGATCCTGTCCTTGTGTGGTTTGCAGTTCAGGTCGGTCACGTTCTTCACGCCACATTTTTTCATTTTGTTCAATTTCGTCCTTGCTGAGACCCAAGAAACGCTCCAACATAAAGCGTTTTGACATATAAGGCAACTGCTCTAAACTAGTAAAACTGCTGATACGTGATGTGTCCATCTCTGCTTGGCGATAACTTGCAAAGTTTTGTGGTGGATTAAATCTGAGTTGAAACAGTCCAGCGTCGATATTAAAGCCTCTCCAGCGCAGGAACATCTTGAATTCATCATCCAGTTTCTGCATGATCAGGGCTTGCAAACGCTCGCAATACTGGTTGAATCTGTACTCTTGTATAAGGGCTGTGCCTACTTTGCCGTCTTGCATTGTGCGCTCTGAATCGTCAGGAGCAGTGGGCAAATAACTTGAAGGCACACGCAAACCACGTGCCATTTTGTTGTTAAAGTACTTTAAATCGTCAATTTCGCCTAGGTTTTGACCGCCGGGTAGTACATCTACAGAACTGCCACGTCCGTCTGCACCTGTGGGAAAAAAGAAGTCTTCGTTGATTGATAGTGGATTATAACTGCTATCCATGATGTTGCCACCGCCACCACCAAATGTGGGAATTCTACGCTGGTGCATTTCGTTTTTAACACGTTCCACAAACTGCATGGCAAGGTGACTGGGCATGTTGCCCACGTCAATTTTGAACACTCTGCGCTCAGGAGCACGTTGTACACGATAAATCAATAATGCATCTTCTAGTAATTCTTTTTGTTTGAATACTTTGAAAATGTTTTCCAAGATTGATTTACCAAATGGCCAGAATGTGTCCAGGCCTTCGTTTAAACTCATATGCACCACGTGCTTGGCATCAATACAGGTTTCGTTCACAGCACGACTGAATCTACTGGTTCCTGTCATGGCAGTGTTGGGCTGAGTATAGCCACCACCCTGCTGATAGCCACCACCTGTGGGTGGATTGACCATGAAGTCTGTTGTGGTTTTAGCCGCCACTGTCAAGTTCTGGAAGTTGGGGTTGATGTCACGAATAATGTACTGCTCGGGACGCTTGCCTTCTGACTCGTTCACAATAACTCTGCTGACTTTGCTCATGTCTACCCAGTACATTTCAAATGTTTCTGGGTCACGCACAAAAATTTGATCTCCGTACTTGATTGTGTTGCGGAACAGTTTAAACATGCGCTGATCTAGTTTGTTGAGTTTGGTCCACTGTTGCATCTGCTTGCGGATGATCTCAATCTCGTGATCAGTAGGTTCATCTGAGTACTGTATCTCAAATGGTGTATGATTGTCTTCGTTGAGTTGTGTAGAGAACTCAGCAATGATATCTAAACAGGCGTTGACTTCACTGTCAGCATCCATGTTCTCATACTGATTGTAGCGTTCGATTCTGTTGGGGTGACCAGAATACACTTCTGGCAAGCGTGATGCATAGTTACGGAACGCAAAATCAGTCTGAGCCGCGTTGGTTCCGCGACCATCGTTCTTGGGATATCCGGGCAAGCCTGAATCTCTACCACCCGAAATAGGGCTCATTTGACCTGAGAGGTCAGCCACTTTAAAATATTTTCGCCATCCAGCCATAGTGTATTATTTAGTGTTAACTACGTGACCGTTGAAGTATCTTGGAATTTATGTTATTGTTGGCTTTCATGAGACCAATCAACTCATCCATTTTGGATATCTGTATCACTATCAAATCATTTGAGTTTCTTGCATTACTAATAGCCGCCGCAGTTTCAGTACCAGCGGTATTGGGTCTGACTGTGCCAGGGTCGACTCCTCGTAACGCTGAAGAATAACTGTCTCTTGGCCCACTTTGTATGGCTGCCATCAAATCATTAGGATTGATGTTGGCTTTGTTGGTGTTATACCCATCATACCGACCTCGACCTGACATGTCTTGTGGTAGGCTGGCCCAGGTGCCGGCAAGATTTTTCATCACAGTGGCTGGATCTTTTGATCCGTATCCGGCTTGGCCAACCAATTGAGATGCCAACAAGTCTTGTGTCTGCTGATCAAACTTGGTGGTATTTGGATCTAGTCCGGCTTTTTTTGCTTGTGCTGCCAGAGTTTCAGCAATCATCTGATATTTGCCGACGGCTGTGCTAGGTCGGCCGCCCTTGATCATGGTACTCTGGAGTTGCTGTACCTCAGCAATGGTCATTCCAGTTAGATTGGCTGACCCACCTCCTACTAGTGCATTGTAGTTGCCCCCACTTTCACCGCGACCAATAATGTCTAACAACGAAGAAACATTGCCGCGACCGGTACCTGTTGTTCCTGTATCAGGGCCAGTGCCGGGTATTTTACTGACCACAGTTTCTATAGCGCCAGCGAGTTTGGACATGGCTGCTGTGGTACGATTGACACCTTGATTGACAAAAGTATTGAGCGCACGAGTTGCTTCCATATGCTCCTGACGCATGCCTACTTGTGCCTTGACACCTGCTTCTGTGTTTTCAACTTGATCTTTTAGTTCTTGTGTAGCAATTCGGTCTTGTTCAGCATAAGATTTTTCCAGTCCTTTGACTCGAAGTTTGTTGATGCCTGCCATTGAACCAAATACTTCATCAAATCCGCCAACTTTGGCCAATCCCCCAAAACCTCTCATTGCACTGCCGGCTCTTTGCACTCCTGAATCTAGAGTTTCGGCTGCTTCAAAACTTTGACTGGCTACTTTCTGGAACAATTCGGGCATTACCCTGAACAACTGCTCGGCTTCTTTGCTAGAGCCAGCAAAGCCGGTCATTGCACCTATCAAGCCGGCTTGCATCTCTTTAGGAGCCAGATCCAGTAACTTCTGGTTCTGATCCATTTGTTTTTCAAATGCTCGGGCTTGTGTTTCATCTCCAGCCAATCTGGCCTGTGCTGCCTTGTCTTCTAATTCCATCTGAACAGCAATAAATCGCTGTTCGTTCATTCTGGCTTCGCGTTCTTGTTGCAGAGTTTCTGCGTTTTTTCCTGTAAGTTTGGTTAGTATATCTAGATTCTTAATATACTCTGCGGCACCTTGTGTGAGTTCTGATTGTGTTTTGCGTTGTGCTGTTCCAGTTAACGTTTGTATTCTTAGATAGCCGCCTAGACCCGAATTAATTTGATCAACTGTCATGCCCATACGCAGGAATTCAGTCTGCAACCCAGATCTTTGAATTCCTTTGGCCATTCCTGCAAATACCTGTGTACCTTGATTAACTGTACCGCCCATTAAGGCAAGCGATTCCGAATTGGCCTTGATCAGATTACCAAACTCACCCAGTTGTTCAATGTTGTAGCCAAAGTCCTGCATGCTCTTGAAAACACCAGACATGCCCGACGCACCGGCTGCACCTATCCTGCTGAGTTGTTGATAACTGGCAAAAAGTTTGTCACTTTGTTCATTGACTGCTATCACATACTTGGCACCGGCTGTGATAAGTCCACCAATGATCCTTCCTAAAATACCAAATTTAGCGGCAAACGCATCGATTGCATCTGCACCGGCTTTGAGGCTGTTGTTGTAGACACTTGCGCCTTGCTCGCCTTTGTTCATTGCGTCGACCAAACCCAGTGAGGCCTGACCCAGTGATTTAAGACTCTGATTCAGTTGAAAGGTGTAGTTTCGAATACCTGCCTTGGCATCTGTAAATGCATCAGCAGTTTCTCTGGTTACCTTGCCAGTTCTCAGCAGTTCGTCATTGTACGCATCGAACGCGGCTTGGATTTCTTCGGGGGTCATTGATGTAGCCATAACTATATTTACCGGAGAAAAATATGCAACAACCCAATCCACTCAGTCAATTTTTTAGACAACCAGCGATTCACATTCGTTTGCCTTCAGGGGGCAAATTCTATCCTGCAGGCAGTTTAAACATGCCGCCCAATGGAGAACTGCCGGTGTTGCCCATGACAGCAGTTGACGAAATAACCTATCGTACACCAGATGCGCTGTTTAATGGATCAGCCATAGTTTCAGTTATCCAAAGTTGTGTGCCCAGCATTAGAGATCCTTGGGTCATGCCCAGTACTGACATTGATGCAGTGCTTGTGGCCATAAGAATTGCCAGTTTTGGACATGGCATGGATATCAACAGCACCTGCCCCAGTTGCCGCCACCAGGACGATCTCAAATTGGATCTACGAGTAATCAATGATCAAATTCGCCCTGCTGAGTATGAAAAACAGTTGAGCATTGGCAATCTTGAATTTTACTTCAAACCCATAAGTTATCGAGATGTAAATCAAAACAATCAGATACAATTTGAACAACAACAGGCCTTGCGTATAATGGACAACGATCAAGTTGAAGAATCAGCCAAACTAGAACAGTTGAATCGTAGCATGAAACTTATCAACGAACTTACATTGAAAACTATTGCTCAAAGTATAGGTGCTATCAAAACTCCAGATGCATTGGTGACCGAAATAGATTACATTTACGAATTTCTCAACAACTGCGACAGCAAGTTGTTTACTCAGTTAAGAGATCATGCAATTGCTCTCAAACAGGCCAGTGAAATCAAACCTATCAATCTAACCTGCTCAGAATGCAGTCACAAGTACACACAACCGTTTACCCTGGACATGGCAAGTTTTTTCGGGGACGCCTCTTAATTTCTAGCCCAGAGGAAATCAATCAGTTGATTGAAGGCATGGACAAGGAATGTCAACAGATCAAACAAGAGGCGATAAAATTCAGTTGGTACATGCGGGGAGGTTTAACTTATGATCAGGCCATGGCATTGAGTTTTGGTGATAGAGAAGTAATTGGCAATCTAATCAAAGAGAATTTAGAAACAACGAAAAAGTCGGGTCTGCCATTTTTCTAATATGCATCTATCTGTTTCGAGACTTACTACGTAAGTCTATTGATTCACTTCGTTCATCAATTTGATTGTTTTTTTAAATTATTTGTTTTAAGTATCATCCAGATTATGTGGTCATAATTCACCGTATGCACGGTGAAAATGAGAGCGCATCATCCGAGTGACAGCAGTCATCTAT